TATAATCTTTTCGACTATAACTATGGAGGCAAATAATTATGAGCAATGAAGTTGAGGTATATGAGCGCTTGGCACAGATCGGTGAGGCACAGAAATATTCCGCATTCTTTGGAGCAAATACCGAGCAGGCACAGAGGCTTGCCGAGCATAAGGCTTGGCTGCAAAATATCAAGCACGAACGCCCCAACACGGCTCATCATTATCGTGTGGCAGTCTATATCCGATATTTCAATCAAACGAGATACCCGGACGAGGAATACTTGCAAAAGCACATACAAGATTTTACGGACACACTGTCCCTATGCCCCAATTGGGAGTTTGTAGGCTTCTACATTGACGAGGGCTCCACCGCGCCGAATATGGAAACCGCCAAAGAATGGAGCCGCTTGCTTCAAGACTGTTTGGACGGAAAAATCGACCTCATTATTACCCAAAAAGTCAAGAACGTGTCCCGCAAACCGCACGAAATCACATATCTTGCCAGAATACTCGCACGGCAGAATCCCCCCATTGGAATGTATTTTGTTTCCGAGGACATCTTCACCCTTGCATCTTACTATCAAGGCGACCGACAAGATGAGTTCTTTTTACCTTCCCCTGATTGGAAACTGCTCCCCGATGATTTAGACGAAGGAGGTGCTATCGATGATTGATGAGCAAAAGCGTACCTCCCGTAACGAGGCTAAGGAAAAAGTCCGCCGCCGAATGCGAGTGGAAATTGACCCCGAGAATTACGAATATATCCCCGAGAAGAAAAAGACGGATTACTATGACACGAACACCCCGCAGCTAGTAGGTATTTATGTCCGTGTTTCCACTGATGATGTAAGGCAAACAACCTCTTTCGAGCTGCAGAAAAAATACTATGAGGAGTTCGTGGAAAAGCATCCCAACTGGACTCTTGTCAAAATATACGCAGATGAAGGTATCAGCGGCACTTCAACAAAGAAGCGCGATGCATTTAATCAAATGATAGCCGATGCTAAGGCGGGCAAGTTAACTCTTATCATCACAAAAAGTGTCTCCCGTTTTGCAAGAAATGTACTCGACTTTATAGGCATCGTACGCAATTTGGCAGAACGCAAGCCCGCCGTTGGTGTTTTCTTTGAGTCAGAGGCTATTTTCTCATTGAACGATGACTCGCAAATGGCACTCACTTTTCAAGCCACTATGGCAGATGAAGAATCGCACACCCGTAGCCGTAGTATGGAAACCTCGCTGCGTATGCGCCTTGACCACGGATTGCCACTAACACCGAAGCTGCTAGGCTATAGCCACGATGCAGATGGTAATCTTATCATCAACCCCGAGGAAGCTCCCACGGTAAAATTGGCTTTTTATATGTATTTGTTCGGCTACTCGTCCGGGCAGATAGCAAAAGCCTTTATTGCCCTTGAACGCAAGTCCTACCTTGGCAACACCACCAAGTGGACATCGGGGAGTGTCATTCAGATTTTGCGTAATGAGCGCCATTGCGGTGATGTTATTACTAGAAAGACCTACACACCTAGCTACCACGACCATCTTTCAAAAAAGAATTGTGGAGACCGTCCGCAAAGCCACTACTCCAATCACCACGAAGCCATCGTATCAAAGGCTGACTACATAGCCGTTCAGCATATGATTGAAAACGCAAGATTCGGTAATCGTTCCTTTATCCCCGAACTGCGAGTAATTGATAGCGGCATCCTAAAAGGCTTTGTCCGCATTCACCCACGATGGGCAAACTTTAAGGAAGGCGACTATTTTCAAGCGGCAGTCAGTGTTTACGATACCATCGACGAGGCGACTGCAACGGCGGCACCTCCCACCGAGATAGAGATTGAAGTAGCCGCCGGGGATTTCGACCTTCGTGGATTTGAGGTAGCCCGTGCGGAATTTTTCGACACACCCCACCGCCCATACGTCACCTTTGCTGACAGAAAAATAAAGTTCAATACGGACTGCATACGCAAGCTCGGCGCTAAAAATTACATAGAGCTTCTTATAAACCCTATTACAAAGAAAATTGCAATCCGTCCTACGGATAAGGACAATCGTCAAGGCGTGTATTGCTCGACTCTTTCGTATAAGGTTTATTACCCCAAGGACATCCCGGCAGCAGCATTCTTTGATACCATTTATCGTCTGTTTGGTTGGAACCTTGAGTACAAATACAAAATCAACGGCGCAATCTATGAAAAAGATGGTGAAATCGTTTTTATTTTCGATGCTGCGGATTGCGAAACCTATTTCAAGTCCTATATGCTTCCAAGACAAGAAACCACCGAAGACGGGACCGCTTCACTTCAGCCTATTTCAGCCCTCGGTAACTATATCAAAGGCTATCCTGAAGAATGGTTGACCTCGTTTGGAAAGCCTTATTATTTCCACGAGCGCTCGGTTGAGGAACTCGAAAATCAAAGTGAGCTTGATTGGCAATTACGCATACAGGGTCAGCTTTTTGAAACGGGCAAGCGCATAAATGTAACGCCCTTTGAAGAATTGCGCAGATATATACGACAAGAATTGAGTGGTATATCACTCGAGGAGGTAACTGATGAATCAATCTGATACAATAGCAGAATTACTAAAGGCCGTGGATAGCAGTACTCCCTCTGCCACCGCTGCCGAAGCACCTGTCCTTGCGGAGGGAGATGAGATATTAGAGCTAGAGAACTTCGATTTTGAGGACTTCCAAGTAGTCAGAAGAGAGTTCTTTGCACACTTGCGTGAGCCTTCTGTCACCTTCAACGAATGCAAATTCCAAGTAAACATGGCTTGTCTCACCAAGTTTCCCAATTGCGACTTTGCGCAGGTCCTTGTAAGCCAAGAGCAGAAAATACTCGCACTGCGCCCGTGTGCGGAAGGCACCAAAGATGCTTATATGTGGTGCGGTATATCCAAGGGAAAACGCAAGCCGAAAGCCATTACTTGTAAAATGTTCTTTGCAAAAATAGTGTCTTTGATGAATTGGAATCCCAAATATCGTTATAAATTACTCGGTAGACTTATCCACTCTAATGGTGAATATCTCATAGCATTTGACCTCAATGCTCCCGAGGTATATCAGCGCACTTTTGTTGAAGGAGAAAAGCCCAAAACATCTCGCACACCTGTCTTTCCTTCGGAATGGCAGACGCAGTTCGGTTTGCCGTATAACGTACATAAACAGTCAATGCAAATTAATATTTTCGATGGCTATGCCGTTTACGCAATTAAGGATACAACGGCCGTTTCGGATGCTACTCCCGCCGCTTTGCCTGTAGCCATAAGCACGGGAGGTGAAAGTGAATGACCGATAGCGCAATCACTATGTCAATCGACATGAAAAAATGCCGAATACGTATCCATAAGCACACCCTCCATATTCTCGGAGACCCACTTTATATCCAAATCCTCATCAATACCGAGTCAAAGCAGATAGCTATAAAACGAGTGGATGTCCCCCAAAGCGGCGACCAGTCGAGAAAGACGAACGTTAGAAATCTTGATGCAGATGAGTCTTGCGAATACTATAGCGAGACCCTCATAAAGCAATTACACAATCTCGATGCAAACCTCGATTATAAGCACACATACCGTCTTACCGGGGGAAAATTCATCAAATCGCATCAGTTGGTGCTTTTTGATTTAAGTTCAATGGAAAAAGTGGAAAGTTGAGAATGATGAAGATGAAAAACATACGACTACAGATAAATAAGGATTTTACGAATTTAATCAGCCCCTATAGCAAGAAAGAATATCTTGCGCTTGAAGAAACTCTACTTGCTGAAGGCTGCACCGAACCGATTATTACATGGAACGGATATATTATTGATGGGTTGACGCAATACGAAATCTGTCTGCGCCACGACATTCCTTACGATGTCAAAGAGATGCGCTTTTCGTGCAAGGAAGCCGCATATGCCTTTGTTTGCAAAAAACAACTCTTGCGCAGGGATTTGACCTTTGAAACAAGAAAGTTCCTTATAGGAATGCAGTATGAAGCAGAAAAATACCTAAATAGCACACGCCCCCGTGGCTATTCCGCTTGGCGCTCGAGTATTGACGACATCTCACTTGATGGTGTTGATTATCGTGAGTCTCCAACAAGGCACACCACGGCGCAGCGGATTGCGGATGAAAATCACGTCACACATGCCACTGTTCAAAAATATGCTATTTACACGAAGGCACTTTTGAGCATAGGCGCAAAGTATCCTGAAGTTCTCCCCAAAATTCTCGCAGGCAGACTGAAACTCCCTCACCAAAGGGTTGTCGAACTATCAAAGATGTCTGCGCAAGAACTCCGAAGGACTGATTTCGGTGTTGAGCAAAAAGGCTATAGCCTTCAAATGAACTCACATCACAGAGGCAGACCTCCCAAGGGAACAACCCAAGCACCACTCACCATCAACAGACCATCCGTAAAGGATATGCCCGCCTTTGACCCCGATGCTCCTGCAGTAGAACTTTCCCTTACTGTTCCTTCGTGGACAAGCTCCATTAAACGCGCCTACAACAATATCAATGCCGCTATCGTTTCAGATCGTGCAAAAAAGAATCTAAAAGCAGTGTTGTGCGACTTGCAAGATAGCATTGCAGATATTTTTGCACTCATCGAGGAGGAGTAAAATGGACGATTACAGAATGTTCGTGCCGAATGTGCATTTTGAGCAGATTCCTATAAAAAACTTGGTGTCTAACCAAGACTATCAGCGGAGCCTCTCTCATAGCCACATTGCGCGTGCCGCAGAAAACTTTGACCTTTATCAAATAAATCCCGTAAAGGTTAGCCGAAGAGATGGCATTAACTATGTTTTTAACGGGCAGCACACCATTGAAATTGTGGCGCTCGTTTCAGGCTCACGAGATACTCCTGTTTGGTGTATGGTTTATGATGACCTTTGTTACGAACACGAAGCAGATATTTTTGCCAATCAGATGAAGTTCGTAAAAAGCCTTCAGCCCCTTGAAATCTTTATGGCTAACATTGAAGCGGGCAACGATGAGCAGATTATCATTCGTGACCTTGTGGAGTCCTTCGGTCTTACCATCGGCTCACAGAAAACCCACGGCGTTATTTGCGCCATTGCCACTGTCGAGTCTATCTACAAGGACTATGGATACCATGTATTAAGCCGTGTGCTGCGCCTTATCATCGGTGCTTGGGAGGGCGATTGCAACTCTTTCTCTGGAAGCATTATGAAAGCCGTAGCTAAGCTCGTTGTGGTATATAAGAATGTACTTGATGACGAGGTGTTCAAGGAAAGACTCGGTGCAGTATCTCTTAAATCTCTCACCCGTATGGCCAAAGAGCGACGACCGGGAATGCTTGGATATGCCGAAGCAATGGTTATTGAATACAATGGCAAGAAGAAAAACAACATTCATCGTTTGCGCATCGGGAAGTTATACGAGAAAGAAAGTCTTGATGATGACGATGATGAACCGCTTACATTTGACCTTCCCGCAGATGGTGATAAATAGCAATATGCTCCTGCGAAAAGCATCGTAGGAGCATTTTTGACTATAATTATTTACTTTTTGTTGTGTTTTATTTCTGTCCCGTTCTTAAAGCGGAACACCATCTCACCACTCTTATAGACTTTTACATTGTCTATGCTTGCAATCCAAAGCCTCTCATCGAAGGTTTCAATAACCCCCTCACGCTCGTAAAGCTCGAACATAAATGCGCCTATAATTTCTGCCTCGTGGATTCTTTTTAGCCGTGCTAGCTTTAAGGTGTCAAGCTCATCCGCTAGCTCATTGATGCGCCTTTCGTAGGTTTCGTATCGTTTCCAAAATTCCTCTTGGTCTTGGGCAGTACGCATATTCTCATCAACGTGCTTTTTAAGCATCATTTGTTGGATTTCTTGGGATTCTTGCACTCTTGCAATGTTGCCGTCAAGTTCAGCGGTATCCGTGAGCATTTCTTGCATCACTCGGCAAGCCTCAAGCACGGCAGACTTATCAGCAATTAAAATATTGAACACCTCAACAAAAGCCGTTTTTATGTCCTCTTCGGTAAGGTGCGGTGTTTCGCATTTGTGGGCTTTGTCAGCGTATTTATTAAAGCAGCGGTAGATGATTTTGCGGTATGGTTTGTTGGAGTGCCACACCTTTGCGCCGTAAAAACTACCGCAATCACCGCAAATAATACGGGAAGCAAAGATTGTATTTCCGCTGTAGGTGGCTCGTAGTCCCTTGCGCCTTGCCATTTCTGCTTGAACAAGCTCAAACTCTCGTGGGTCTATAATAGCCTCGTGGCTATCTTCGATGTAGTATTGCGGAACTTCACCTTCGTTGGTTTTCATCTTTTTAGTAAGGAAATCTACTGTAAATGTCTTTTGCAAAAGGGCTGCGCCTTTGTATTTTTCGTTTGTAAGGATACTTTCCACTGTGCTAGGTTTCCACACTAGCTTCCGTCTTGGGGTTGGGATACCGCTTTCGGTTAAAGTGGCGGCAATTGCATAGGGTGTTTTGCCTTCAAGGAACATTGAGTAAATCAAGCGGATAATATCAGCTTCATCAGGCACAATTTGTGGCAATCCGTCATCACCTTTTTCGTACCCAAGAAAGGACTTGTAAGGAAGGTAAACCTTGCCGTCTGCAAAGAATTTTCGCTTGCCCCACGTGATGTTTTCCGATATGCTTCGGCTTTCCTCTTGCGCTAAGGAACTCATAATCGTGATAAGCAACTCGCCTTTACTGTCAAGGGTGTATATGTTTTCCTTTTCAAAGTAAACCTCGATGCCTTTTTCTTTGAGTTTGCGGACGGTGATAAGGCTATCTACCGTATTTCTCGCAAAACGGCTGACCGACTTTGTAATAATAAGGTCAATCTTGCCCGCAAGTGCATCCTCAATCATCTCGTTAAAGCCATCTCGGTGCTTGGTGTTCGTTCCCGAAATACCCTCATCGGTATAAACCTTGACAAACTCCCAGTCGGCTCGGCTTTGAATGTGTTTCGTGTAGTAGTCCACCTGTGCCTCATAAGAGGTCAACTGTTCTTCGTTATTGGTGGAAACACGTGCGTATGCCGCCACTCTGCGTTTACGCATTGCGTTTTTAGATACGCCTGTGTGGAAATCCCTTGTAGCGGGAATGACTGTTACTTTTCCCATTTTAACCTCCGTGATGTTGTATGATGGCGCGTTGTCTAGCCCTCTCACGCATCTCGGGAGTCCAAGAAGCCGAGCGTGACTTGTATTGCCATTCTTTTTCAATCGTTCTGCCGTCTGCCATTTCAAAGAGCAGTTTGCGGTCAAAAACGATGATTTTTACTACATTTTTTCGTATAAACTCTGAATCAAAGCTCTCCCAACCGAACACCTCGCAGCAACATTGTTCAAGATAATCGTTGCGGATTTGCTTGGCATCCTTGCACCCGGTGTTTCCTCCCTCAAGGTAAAGGTGGCAATTCCACACTGTTCGTGCGTTATTTTTGGCTCTTTTTACGTAACCACCGCAGTAACCGCAAAACATCTTTTTTGAAAAAGGTGATTCACTTTGCGGTGTTGTTGGCGTGAAATAATCCGAGGCTTCTTGCAGCCGTTCCTTTACAATTTGATAGGTAACCATATCCACTATGGCGGGGTGTGTGTCTTCCACATAAAACTGTGGCAAATGCCCTCGGTTGACTATCTTGCGTTTGTCAAGGTGGTTATTGCGGAAGGTTTTTTGAAGCAGTGCGTTACCTGAATATTTTTCGTTGGAAAGGATAAGTTTAACTTTTTTACTCGACCACTCGCCTCTTACGATGCAAGGCACATTGTTTGCAGTAAGCCAATGTGCTATTTCCGCCAAGCTAGCGCCGTTTGCGTACTGCGAAAATATCTCCCGTATTAAAGGTGCTTGTTCTTCGTCAATTGTGATTTTACCTTTGACCACTCGGTATCCGTAAAGCTTGGGGAAAGCGGCGGTAATCTGTCCTGCCTCGAAAGATTTTCGTATGCGCCACTTTTGATTTTCGCTTGCTGAAAGGCTCTCTTCTTGTGCGTAAGACGCAAGGATGGTAAGCATAAGCTCTCCGTCTGCGGAAAGGGTGTTAATGTTTTGTTCCTCAAAGAAAATGTCCACTCCGAGCGCCTTAAATTCTCGCACCGTTTGCAAAAGCGTAATGGTGTTGCGAGCAAAGCGGCTGATTGACTTTGTAACAATAAGATCTATATTACCTTTTCGGCACTCTTCAAGCATTTTTTGGAACTGTGGGCGGACTTC